GTTTCCAATTCGAAGACACTGATGAACTAGACGAAAGTGCTGACCTAATTGCAGTTGCAAAGCCAGCAGGTGGCGACAACGGTAATAACACTAAGAGCCCAGTAGCCGCAAACAGCGGTGCAAAAGGTATGGCCGCTAAGCCATTCAAACTAGGCGGAAGTGAAAGCAACAAAGCGGGTACACAAGGTGGTTTGCTAAATCCATCTACTAAGGAAGACAATGCTGGTAATGTTAACACTACTGGCAACAAGAAAGCTCCTAGTTTAAGTTCCGTTGCCAAGCCAGCTAAAGCTGAAGCCGCTGGTAACACACGCTCTCCAGTTGCAGGACGTTAATGATGAAATACGTACCACTTAAAGAAGCACTGACTTTCGATCAAGCCCAGCTTGTCGTGGAAAGCCGTGAAGGCCAAGACGGTAAGTCTAAGGACTTGTTTATGAGTGGTATTTTTATACAAGGCGGCGTTAAAAATCAAAACCAACGAGTTTACCCTGTAAACGAAATTGGTCGTGCTGTTAAGAGTATAAAAGAACGCATTAATTCGGGATATAGTGTACTGGGTGAAGCAGATCACCCAGATGATTTACAAGTGAATTTGGATCGTGTAAGCCACATGATTACTGACATCTATATGGATGGCGGTAATGGATTGGGCAAGCTAAAGATCCTACCAACACCAATGGGTAACATTGTGAAAACATTGTTAGAAAGCGGTGTAAAATTGGGTGTAAGTTCTAGAGGTTCAGGTAATGTCAACGAAAGCGGCGAAGTCAAAGACTTTGAAATCGTTACGGTTGATATTGTTGCGAACCCTAGTGCGCCAGAGGCGTACCCTAAGGCTATCTACGAACGTGTTATGATGAGTTCTCGTCAGAGACAAATCATGGAAGTTGCAGAAGCCGTTAAGTATGACTCTAAAGCACAGAAATACCTCCAGGAAGAGGTTCTGAAGTTTATCCAAAACCTTAAAGTCTAAGGAGAAGGTATAATGACAGTTTTTTCGGAACTACTCGGTTCAGAGGTACTCTCAGAAGATGTTAAGTCTAAATTAGCTGAAGCTTTCGAACAGAAAGTAAATGAAGCTAAGGCAGAAATGACAGCCAACCTTCGCGAAGAATTTGCTCAGCGTTATGAGCACGATAAGGGCCTAATTGTTGAATCAATGAATCAAATGATTGAAGAAGCAATTGAGCAAGAAATCGTAGAATTCAAGCAAGATAAAGACGCTCTAGTTGAAGCTCGTGTAGCTTACAAAAAGAAAGTTGCTGAACACAGCGAACTACTAAACAAGTTCGTTATGGAAGCTCTTGCACGTGAAATCGGCGAATTGAGAAAAGACCGCCAAGCACATGAAACTAACTTTGCTAAGTTAGAAGAATTTGTGCTACAGCGTCTAACCGGTGAACTTAATGAATTACATGAAGATGAGCAAGCATTACGCACAGCTCGTGTTCGTATGGTTCAAGAGGGTAAAAAGATTATTGCAGATGCAAAGGCTAAGTTTGTTAAAGAAGCCGCTGGTAAAGTTGAAGGCATTATTTCTAGTGCAATGAAAACTGAGCTAACACAGCTTAAAGAAGACATCAAGGTTGCTCGTGAAAATGCGTTTGGTCGTAAGATCATGGAAACATTCGCCGCAGAATTCATGGCAAGCCACTTTGCAGATGGAACTGAAGTTAAGAAGATGGGCAAACAAGTTGCCGAACTTCAAGCAAAGTTGGATGAGACATCTCAACAACTAGCACAAAAAGACAATATGATTGCAGAAGCTGTACGTAAAGCTAATGTCGCAGAAGACGTTGCAAAGCGTGCCCGTGTAATGCAGGAGCTGGTAGCTCCATTGTCCAAAGAGAAGCGTGAGATTATGGAAGATTTACTGCAAACAGTAAAGACAACAAATCTTAAGGAATCTTTTGAAAAATATCTACCAGCAGTTCTTAACGAAGCAGTTAGCAAGACAGCTAAATCCACGCTAGTTGAGAGCGCCAAAGCACAGAGTACTGTGTTTACTGGTAACAAGTCTGTGAGCGCAGATCAGTCTACAGGTAAAGCTGAGATTGTTGCACTACGCAAACTTGCAGGATTATAAAAGTAAGGAGACATTAAATGTCAAGTCAACTTTTTGAGTCACAAAACTGGTCAGCTACTAAAGAAGCTCTGCTAGAAGGACTCGACGGCAACAAGAAGGCCGTAATGGAAACAACATTAGAAAATACACGTAAGTATTTGAGCGAATCTGTTTCAGCTGGTGCTACATCAAGCGGTAACGTTGCAGTTTTAAACAAAGTAATTCTGCCAGTTATCCGTCGTGTTATGCCAACAGTTATCGCTAACGAAATCGTTGGTGTTCAGCCAATGACTGGCCCAGTTGGTCAAATCCACACATTGCGTGTACGTTATGCACAATCTGCAGGCGGCGCAACAGCTGGTGAAGAAGCACTAAGCCCATTCAAGATCGCTGAAGCCTACTCTGGTGCTAGCAACGGTAAAGCCGCCGCTACAAGCGCACTAGAAGCAGAAGCTGGCAACAAGTTAAGCATTCAAGTATTGAAGCAAACTGTTGAAGCTAAGACACGTAAGTTGTCTGCACGTTGGACATTTGAAGCCGCTCAAGACGCACAAGCCATGCACGGTTTGGACGTTGAAGCTGAAATCATGGCCGCTCTTGCACAAGAAATCACTGCTGAAATCGACCAAGAAGTTATCGGTTCTTTATTGAGCCTAGCTGGTACAGCAGTTAGCACATTCGACATGAACAACACTGGTGCTTTCACTGGTACACCTACATACGTTGGTGATCGTCATGCCGTTCTTGCTATCCTTATCAACAACGCCGCTAACTTGATCGCTCAGCGTACACGTCGTGGTGCAGGTAACTATGTTGTTGTTAGCCCAACAGCATTGACAGTACTACAAAGTGCTACAACATCTGCATTCGCACGTACAACTGAAGGTACATTCGAAGCTCCAACAAACACTAAGTTCGTTGGTACACTAAACAGCTCTATGCGTGTATACGTAAACAGCTATGCTAACGAAACTAGCCCAGTTCTAGTTGGTTACAAAGGTCCTAACGAGATGGATGCGGCCGCTTTCTACTGCCCATACATTCCTCTAATGAGCTCTGGTGTTGTTCTTGATCCAACAACATTTGAACCAGTTGTAAGCTTCATGACACGTTATGGTTATGTTGAGCTAACAAACACAGCAAGCTCTCTAGGTAACGCCGCTGACTACGTTGCAAAAATTGCAATGGCTAACATCAGCTTCCAGTAATCCAG